TCAATAACTTAATACTTAAACTTTAATACTTCCAACTTCCGCCCGCCCCCTTAAAAGGGCGTTCGGCCGATGGATGTCCGAAATATCAAGGTAGAGCTGAGTGACCACCCTACGGACTACGAGGAATGACAGGCCGCTGCTTAACAGCGGCATACTGAACGGAACAAAACAATTAAAAAAAATACAAAGCAATGATAACAAAAATTAGCGACGAAGGAATTACATTCATCAAGGACTTCGAGGGCATTAAGCTCAAGGCTTACAGAGACGTGAAGGGGGTGCTGACTATCGGCATCGGCCACACAAGAGATGTAAAGGCAGGACAGACGTGCACGGTGGCAGAGGCCTACAAATGGATGCGCGAGGATCTTGCACCGATAGAGCGATATGTTGCGAAGATGATGCCAAACGTGCGGCAGTGGCAGATGGATGCGCTGTGCTCATTCGCGTATAATGTCGGGCTGGGGAATCTGCAAAAAAGCACGCTGCTGCGGATGTGTCTTCACAATGCCCCATCTGCGCAAATAGAGAAAGAGTTTTTGAAGTGGAACCATGCGGGCGGCAAGGTCGTGGACGGTCTTACCAGACGGCGGAAGGCAGAGGGAAAACTGTATACCAAGGGGCTATACGCATAATCAGAGGGGAGGCTAATTTCTTTTTAATAACGGATTATAGACAAAAAATAAGTGATGGCAGGGATGACGATGTTTATCAGCTTTATGCTTGATGGAGATAATCACAAAGTTGGGATATGGCTACTGGCTGTAGCGATCATGGCAATATTGATTGTTATTGCGTCGCTGATAGACCTCAACTGGGGAATACGCGCGAGCAAGAAAATCGGGCAATTTAAGACAACGAGCTTTGGACTGAGAAAGACGGTGAGCAAGGACAAGTGCTATCTCACGCTGTACTTCTTCGCTGTAATGGTCGACGCATGTCTGAGTTTTTTTGTACCTTTCCCTCTTACCAGTATACTGATGTGTATCGGGGAAATCATCATCGAGGGAGTGTCTGTACGTGAGAAGATGCAGCAGTTGAAGAGCCTCGACGTGGACCCACTGGTGGTAGCGAAGGCGATAGCGAATACCTACGGGGTGAAAGATGCGGAGAAGATTCACGGAATCATAGAGGCGGTCTCGGAAGAGATGAAGAAGAAAAAGCAGGGGCAGTAGAGGCCGCTGCGCAACAGCGACTTATATAACGGAATGTCTCAGAATGTCTGAGAGTGGCCGGCAGTGTCCGAGAATGTCCCAAAATGTCCAAGAATGGCCGTGAGAGTCCAAGATAGTCCGAAAGAGTCCAAAGTAAAACATTGTAAAAAGATAGAAAATGAAAGATAATAATTTTGGAAATACTGTTAGAGATTGGTTTGCAATCCTTGCTTTCTTTTTGATGCTGTGGCTGATGGGTAGCTGCAAGTCGTCGAAGGTGGTAAGCGATCGGGAAACAAAGGATAGCGTGGTCTACACGTACAAGACCCTTTATAGGGACAGCCTGCGAGTGAAGGACAGCACGGTGTTCATCTATGAGACGGTGCAGCGTGACAGCGTGGTGGTGAAGGTGGACAAAGAGACCGGGGAGGTGCTTTCGACCGATTCTTGGCACTGGAAAGATACGAACAAGGACAGAGACCACGTGAGCGAAACGAGAAATAAGTCAGAAAAAAGCGATTCTGCGGGCTCTGTGACGGTAAAAAGCGACAAGCGGACAGTTGTCACAAAAGATAGCCCAAAGCCGTTGGACGTAAAGAAAACGCACTATTGGAAAACGTACTGGTTAGGAATGTTGACCGGGGTGATTGTAATGTTGTTGTGGAGATATAGGAAAACACTTATCAAGCTACTGAATAATGCAATTAGGTTAATTTAGAGGAACTTCGCAAGAAACCCCACAAATCTTCAGTTTGTGGGATGAATTGCGTTTTTTTAGAATTTTGTTTGTTTATTTCTAAATTATTTGTTATCTTTGTGGTATGAAATATAGAGCATACAAATATAGGTTGTACCCTAACAAGCAACAGGAAGTGCTTTTGGCTAAGCACTTCGGATGTTGCCGGTTCATCTATAACTATGCTCTCGACAAGAAAATCAAGGCTTATCAGAAAGACAAGACTAATCTTTCCCGTTTCGACATTCAGGCAGATTTGCCCAAGATGAAGAAGTCTGAGGAATATCATTGGCTTTCCGAGGTCAACTCTCTTTCTTTGCAAGCCGCACTCGCTAATTTGGATTCCGCTTTCGTCAAGTTCTTCCGTGAGAAGAAAGGCTTCCCGAATTTCAAATCCAAAAAGGCAAGCAAACAAAGTTTTTCCATACCGCAAAACACGAGGGTGAAATTCGATGAAGGCAGGGTCTATATTCCCAAGTTCAGAGAGGGGATCAAGGCTCGCTTCCATAGGAAGTTTGAGGGAAAGATTAAGACATCCGTTATCACACGGACACCTACATATAAATATTATATTTCCATACTCGTTGAAGTGAACGAGGAAGATGCAAAGGCAAAACCTATCAGCGAAAGCAAAGCTGTCGGGATTGACCTGGGCATCAAGACGTTTGCCGTTCTTTCTGACGGTACGGAAATACCAAATCATAAATACCTGAAACGTTCTATCAAGAAAGTCAAGCGCTTGCAACGTTCCCTTTCCCATAAAGCCAAAGGTTCGAATAATAGGGAACGTGCAAGGCTCAAACTCGCAAGGGCGCATGAGAGAGTTTCCAATCAGAGGAATGATTTTCTCCATCAAGTCACCCATAGACTGGTCGCTAACTACGACACTATCTGTCTTGAAACGCTTTCCGCAAGTAACATGGTTAAGAACCACCGTCTTGCACAAGCATTGGAGGACATTGCCATCAACCGCTTCAACACCTTGTTGGAATACAAGGCAAAAGAGCATGGTGTCAATATTCTTAGGATAGGCCGTTTTGAACCGTCCTCCAAGATGTGTACTTGTGGTTATATCAATCATAATCTGACTCTTTCTATGCGTCGCTGGAAGTGCCCTATTTGCGGTGCCGTCCACGATAGGGACTTACTCGCTGCGAACAACATCAAGCGTTTCGCGTTCAACAAATTAAATACCGCTGGAACGGCGGAAATTCAAGCGTGTGGAGATATGGCTGGAGGTTACTCTGGCCAGCCCACGAAGCCCCGAAATCTTTAGTTTCGGGGTAGTTCACCAAGTTGATTAGTTTTTACGAAAAAAGCCCCCGCCAGTCGTGATGACCAACGGGGGCTCGCTGTGTCATGCCTATACTCACGCACGGGAATGACGAAAAAACACATTCACATTACTACTACTTAAACACAAAAAAAAGACAAAAGTGCGGCGCATAGGAATCAGACCTATCTCGGTGCGCTCCCTCAACGATGATTATTCCACATCAGCACGCCCGGCAATCAGCTCGTCCGCCACGGATGTCTGCTATATTCTCGCGAACACGGCAGACGCTGAATGTCTCCCTATGTCTCACACACCGGGAAGACAACTAAAATTTTAAGATATGTTCAATCGAAATTTACCGTATGTGTCTTCCGCTGAAGACTAAAAACACATTAACCAAAAACTAAAAACTATAAGCGAAAAATATCTTAAACTAATTTCTCTAATCCATATCGGACTTTTAGCTCATCGTACAGCATTTTCTGCTGCTGTCTGTCTGTTTCATGCACTTCTGCATATATCTTGCACAGATGCCTTGCCCGACGATAACAATGCAATTTTAAAGCTGTCTCAATGTCTTTGAAAGTGCTTTCTTTACTTATTCTTGTGTATTCCATTCTTCGTTGACCTTTTTTAGTGAGTTACCTATCAAATCTTCCTCGAAAGCGTGATGATACATATTACCCACAGCATCGTGAGCCTCCTTGCATTTGTCGAGGTCACAATAAACACCGGCTCTGTTCATCTTCGCAAACTCATCAGCGAGCGCATCCCACTCACGCAGCACGCCCGATGCACGGAAGCGTCCGAAAATCTGACTCATGTCATTACCACTTATGCCACGCATAATCTCGCAAACCCTATCGTAGCACTTTACCTCGAATTGAAGCAAAGCTGATACGGTTTCCATCCGTGCGATGATAGACGCGCAAGGATAATTTCTTTGTTGCATGTACTTACTGATAGAGTTTCGTATGTCGTACACGTCGTTCTGTATTCCACTTTGGAAGTAAGCGGCAAAGTCCTTCATCTTCGCAACGTCTGTGTCTATAAGACAGTCGGCAACAGCATTGTGGAGCGATGCACTGGCTTGTCTGGCAAGTCTCTTGACGTTGTGTTTGTATAGCTTTGACTTCTGTAGTTTCTCCATCATGTCAGCTCTTTCAACATCTGCCATGTCAAGAATCGGGTAGCAAATTTGACAGAGCGAAGTCTTTAGCTGTGCGCACCATTCGTCAGCTTTTGCGGCTGACTCAGTGTACATAGGGACACGTGCTGCCCCGATATTAACTGTATATACGTTCATGCG